TTATGGCACACTTTGCAGAAATAGACGGTAACAATAAAGTTTTAAGAATTGTCGTAGGAGACAATCAAGACATTTTAGAAAATGGTGGAGAACTAAGCGAACAAGCTGCAAAACATTTTGAAACTGTTCTTCCTTTATCTCCAGATGGTGTGAAATGGGTTCAAACTTCATACAACCACAACTTTAGAAAACAGTATGCAACTATTGGTGGTACATATGATCCAACTAAAGATAAATTTATAGCGATACAAAATTATCCATCTTGGACACTTAATGACAATGACGACTGGGAAGCACCAGTTCCATTTCCAATTGAAAACTTACACATTGATGGAAACTATTCCATATACGTTGAATGGGATGAAGAAAACCTAAGATGGACCGCTAGAGATTTATCTGACAATAATTTTCGTTGGGAGCCTTCATCTTCTTCATGGGTTCCAATTACATAATAATTTAAATACTATTTGCTTTTTTTTAAAAAAAGTATATACATACAGATCTATACAGTATGAATTTTGAAAACTATTATTGGTATTTTCAAGGGGTTTTAACTCCTAAATTTTGTGATGAAGTAATAAAATTTGGTAATTCACAAAAAGAACTTTTGGCAAATACAGGTAATTTTCAACATAAAATTGATAAAAAAATTCCTTTATCAAAAAAAGATATAAAAGATCTTAAAAAGAAAAGGGATTCAAATGTGGCGTGGTTAAGCGATAGATGGATATACAAAGAGATTTTTCCTTATGTTCATGCTGCAAATAGAAATGCAGGTTGGAATTTTCAATGGGATTGGGCTGAAGCATGTCAATTTACAAAATATAAAAAAGGACAGTTTTATGATTGGCATTGTGATTCATGGGATAAACCATATAGTAACACAGAGGATGTAAATAAACTTAATAAAATTAGAAAATTATCGGTTACTTGTTCTTTGTCTGATCCAAAAACATATAAAGGCGGAGAACTAGAATTTGATTTTAGAAATAGAGATCCTAAAATAATAAGTAAAAAAGTTTGCACTGAAATAATGCCACGTGGATCAATAGTTGTATTCCCTTCACATGTGTGGCATAGAGTAAAACCGGTAAAGAAAGGAGAGAGGTATTCTTTGGTTATATGGAATCTTGGATACCCATTTAGATAAAATATGAGTTTTAAAAAAAATAATTTTAAAATAGTAAAATCAGCAATATCAAAAGAGTTAGCAGAATTTTGTTATAACTATCTCATGTTAAAAAGAGAGGTTGCAGCAACAATGTTTAAAGATCGTTTTATTAGTCCGTATACAAATTATTTTGGAGTATGGAATGATCCACAAGTTCCTGAAACTTATTCTCATTACGGAGACATAGTTATGGAAACTTTACTTGTAAAAATTTTAAAGGGTCTTCAAAAAACAACAAAATTAAAATTGAGTCCTAACTATGCATACACAAGGATTTATAAAAAAGGCGATATTCTTAAAAGACATAAAGATAGGTTTAGTTGTGAAATATCTACTACTATGAATTTAGGTGGTGATGATTGGCCTATATATTTAAGTCCAAATAAAAATGTTGGTAAACCTGATGGTAAAAAAATTACATTTGAAAGTAAAGCTAAAGGTTTAAAAGTAAACTTAAAACCAGGGGACATGTTAGTTTACAGAGGTGATATACTAGAACATTGGAGAGAACCTTTTAAAGGCAACAATTGTGCACAAGTATTTTTTCACTATAACAATATTAAAAGCAAAGGTTCAAAAGAAAACTTGTTTGATGGAAGACCTCATCTAGGCTTACCTTCAGATTATAAAAAAGATAATGTTTAATCTATTTGGTATTCCAATTTATCTTAAAAATATTAAGATAAATAAGAAAGATATTAATAATTTAATTAATTTAGAATACGAAAGATTAAATATTGACAACGGTTACATAAGTAAAAATAAACAAATATTAAAAGAAAAACAAAATTTAAACGTAAAAGATTCTATATTTAATAATCTAAATTATTTTTTGTATGAATATTTAAAAATAAAAAAAAATATAAGTTTTAAACTATTAAATAGTTGGTGTATGAAACATGTTAAAGATGATTGGTCTCTTAGTCATCATCACGACAATAGTGTTATCAGTGGTATATTATATTTAAAAACATACAAAAATTCTGGTGATTTAATTTTACACAGAAATAATTTATTAAATGTTTTTCCATCCTCTATAAATATGGAGTTTGAAGAGGCTAATATGAATAATTGTAATAAATTCTACATAACCCCTAAAAAAGGTGATTTAATATTATTTCCTAGTTATCTAGAACATTCTGTCACTAAAAATTTAAATCAAAAAGAAAGATATTGTTGTGCTTTTAATTTTTATCCTTCAGGTTCATTTGGTGATGAAAACAGGTTTAATAAATTAGATTTAACATGAACAAAAAAATTTATTTTTTGTGCGGACTTCCAAGATCCGGTAATACTCTTTTAGGGTCCATATTAAACCAAAACTCAAAAATAAACGTAACTGCTAATACAATCTTAACAGATGTCATATACCAGTTACACTTACAAAAAAAATTTGAAATATATAAAAACTTTCCTGATGAAAGATCATTAAATAATATTATAAAAAATGTTTTTAATAATTATTATGAAGATTGGAAAGGTAGTTTTATTATTGATAGAGGACCTTGGGGAACACCAGATAATTT